TCTGAATCTGTTCTTTCTGTAAAACTGAATGCACCTGTACCGCTATTGTATGATAAATCTCCACTACCGCTGAATGCACCTCGGACTGCACTAATATCTGCATCTATAGTAATAACATTACTTGATTCCGTTGCATTAGTATATGTGCCGCCGTCTATACTTTTAATATAATGTGTTGTTGTATTACCTGTAGCAATATTACCAGCATAAACATTTATGCCACTTGCACCTACATTTGCTACTGTACCTACACTTGCCGCTGGAGTAATTTCTTGTGGTGCTCCATTTATATAAATGTATGCTTTTGTGCTACTTGCATCGTAGTAAATACCACCTGCTGTAGTAACTGCACTACTTGGTAAAATTAATTCATCAGTAAATGTTTTAGCACCTGCTATTGTTTGATCTGAACTTACATCAACAACTACACTTGTATCTATTGCTACATCATCAGCATTTGCAGTTATACCGTTACCGCCTACTACATTAATAGTAACATTTGCATTAAATAATCCGCCACCAGTTAATCCATTACCTGCTGAAATATTAGTTGCATTTAAAGTTGCAATGTCAGTAGTATTCTGTACTACAGAAGCACCAATATTTTCATCGTCATTAAGTGCCGCCGCAAGTTCATTTAATGTATCTAATGTACTAGGAGCGCCGCCAACTAATGAATTTATCGCGGCTTCTACATATTCTGTAGTTGCAACACGTTTAGAACCACCGCTATCACCTGATGTATAAGTATTACCGTCAGTAGTTGGCAATGAAACTGTTACGTTTGCAAAAACATCTGTGCCTGACCCGAATGCAACTTGTCCGCCATCAAATAATATATTTCCGTTTAGAGGGGAACTAGAGTCGTAATCGTTACCTGTTAAAAATACTGTTGAGCCATCTATGCCTAATTGTCCTGTGCTACTATTATATGTTACACCGCCACCGCCTGATATTGTTGCCCTAACATCTGATATAAGAGGAGCAGTAAATGTAAATACACCAGCATTATATGATAAGTGTGAATTAGATAATAGATCACTATCACCTGGAGTTGTTACGTTAGTACTTGAAAATTGTCCTAAAACATAATTTACATTCAATGCAACATCATCTGCATTAACTATTAATCCTGTTCCTTGCCCTACAGCAATATCGCCTGATGTTTCTGTAAGTCCTGCTCCGCCAACTATGTAACTGCTTATAGCAGTATTAAAATCTGATACTTCATTGCTTGTAATATAGACTGTACTCTGACTTGCTGAAGTTAATAGACCTTTACTGTCTACTGTGAATGAAGGTATAGTACTTGCATTACCGTATGTTCCAGCACTAACACCTGATGCATCTAATGTTAGATCTAGTTCTACATTTTGACTACCATTAAAACTTACTGCTGATGCAGTACCGTCACCTGTAATACTGAAATTTCTTGCAGTTTCTAAAACTGTGGCCTCTGCCGCTGTACCTGAAACATTACCAAAAAATACATTACCGTTAATACTTGCACCGCCGGCTACTGTAAGTGTTTGGCCTGAACCTACTATTATATTACCTTCTAATCCAGGTTCAACTTTAATATTTTCGCCATCTGCAAAAGAAAAAGTTCCTAGTGAACCGTTACTGTTTAGATTAATACTTGCGGTAACATTGTCGCCGTCAGAATTAATTGTAAATGTTTCGCCTTGTAAATTTGTTACAACTGTAGTATCTTCTATCTGTGTAACATTACCTTGAAAACTTGCATTTCCTTGAACTAATAGTTTACCTTGAACGATAAGTTCTTCGTTTGCATTAATGTAGGTACGTTTGGTTGCCATTAAATAAATCCTTTAATCTGTAATATGTAACTATTTATCACAATTTAAAAAAGTCAAAAAAAAGCACACCCGAAGGTGTGCTTTAAATTTCCTGTTAAGAACTAGTTCTTACTGGAAGGACACGTTTTGCAACGTAATGTGATCAACGTAGTCCGCCGCGTTACCCAATGAACTTGCTGTGTTAGTAAGTTCTTTGTAACCATATCTTGTCATAAATGACACTACTGGTTCAAATGTAGCAGGATCCATAACTGGACCTGTGCTCATTAATGGGATATAAGGACAGTAGAATGCTGGAGCATCAGTTTCTGATGAACCTTTGTATCCTACTAATACGTCTGTACCGTCAGCCGCGTAGTTATCAGCAAATACTCTGATTGTTCCGTTTAGTGTTCCAACAAACTTAGTGTTTGTAGGTGCTTCAAAAGAACCTTCAGTTGTTCTAGCAAATGTTGATGTTGATGCACTTTGTAAAACAGTCAATGCTTCTGGAGAAACAACGATGTAGTTACCAGCACCACGTCTTGTTCTAGCCGCGATTCTGTTAGCACTTCTGTTGATCTCAATAGCCAATGCCGCGTGTCTGTCACCGACATACACACTCTGACCACTTAAAGAACCAAAGTCTAAGTTATTTGTGCCTGTTCCTGCTAGTGATCTTAGTGAACCGATAATTTCTTGGTCGATTTCAACTACAATCTCTTGTGCAAGAGCCTGCATAATTTCTGCTTCAACGTCTACACCATGCATTGCTTCTGCATCTTGCGCCGCTTCAAATGTCCATCTAGCACTTAAACGTCTTGTCTTTGCTTCGACAGTTTCTTTTAAGATTTGGATTGACATTTTTTTACCTGCTTGTCCTTCAGCAGTTGCCGTAGCATCTGGAGAACCTGCATAAGTACCTGCAAGTTTAAAAGGACTTAAAGCCTCGTCACCTGCTGTTGCTCCACCACCAGTTTCAGAATATCTGACTCTTAGTGTATGGATTTGTCCTACTGGACCAGTCATAGGCTGAACGCCTACTAGTTCGTTAGCAATAACAGAAGGCATAACCCTTCTAATTAATGGTAACATAACTTTGTTTAATGTTGCTACTGAACCTGCGCCTGTGGCACCTGCTGTTGCGGCCTCTGACAAATGTCTCTTTGTATTTTCGAGGACCACATCTAAAGAAGATTTTCTGTTTCCAGAAAGGCCTTCTAGCAAAGCGTCTTTAGTTGCGGACCAGTTGCTTTCAAATAATTCTGCCATTTCTAACTCCTATTATTATTTTGAAAGTCCGGCTAATTTACGGATCATGTCGATTTCAACTACATCATCCGCTTTGTCATTGGCTTCTGCAGTTATTACAGCCGCCTTATTACCAGTATATTCACTAGTAACTGATTCTGACAACGTCTTCTTCACTCTTGGTGTATCTCCATCTAAAACTGAAGGTAAGTACTTGTTAAAGGACTCTTCCAGTTTTTCAGTTTTTACACTTTCAAGTAAATCTGACATGATTTCTTTCTTCTCTTTACCAAGTGGTGCCATTAGATCATTTAATGTTTCTTTACGATTCATTTGATCTTCTGCTATTCTTAACTTAGATTCAGTTAATTTAACTGCATCTTCTTTCTCAGCAATTACTTGCTGTGATTCATTAAGTTTAGTTTCCAACTCAGCGATTTGTTTTTGTACTTTCTTGATTTCTTTTGCTTCATTCAGATAACTTACGTTAAATTCATTTGCAAATGCTTCAAAAATTCTTCGACCGAAGTCGTTTTCACGAGCCTTAGTAATATCATCACGGAAAGATTTAACTTCATTAGTAATAGTCTTGTTGACAACTGTTTCCACTTTGTCAGCCGCTTTCTTAATGAAGTCTTTTTTGGCTTCTGCTAATTGCTTTTTGCCTTCTCTTACCATTTTGACTTTTTGTTCTACTAAAGATTTTTTATCTTCGTGGAACTCTGATAGTTCACTAGCAAGTTGCTCAGTAACAAAATCGTCTAATTTTGTCACATGTTCGCTTGTTCGTGTTCTATCTGCTCTAAGTTCTTTAACTTCTTTTGCAACCATTTCAGTTACAAATTTGTCAAGCACTTTGGCATGCTCACTAATGGCTTTATGATACTTAACTCGATCACCTGCTAGGGCATCTTTTTCTTCTGCTATTAAAGAAATCTCTGCTTCTACTTTTTCTGAGATAAATTTGTCCATTGCTTCAACAATTTGACCTTTGTCATGATCGTATCTTTGAGCAAATTCTTCTCTAAGTTCTGCAGTTAGTTCTTCTCTGGCTTCTGAAATTCTAGAATCCCATGCTTCTTGAAGAGCAGATTTAACGTCTTCTGTTAATTCCGCATTCTCAAGTAGATCTTTAAAATTCACTGCCATCGTAGTCTCCTACTTTATTTTTAATTCATTAATGAAGCCAGTGATAGCCTTCATTAAATGTTTTTCTGCACTTTTATCGTGTGTTAATGCACTAGCGGTATCAAACAATGTTGCTCCGCCACGCATGTTAAATAAACTTTCATAGATTGTCTTAGGAAAGGCATCTGGTGCACTGGGCTGAGCCACAATGTCTACTGTTACGATATCGAAGTCGCTTACTCGTCCACTTTCGTTTACGTTTCCGCTACCTCTACTTGATACGCCCAGTTTTGCTCCTGATTGTAATAATGCTTTTGCAATATTTCCCATAGGTGTTTCTATGATTTTTAGTTTACCTAAACCATTTGAGTCATCACATTGCATATCTGTAATGATATGACTCACTCTATCTAGGTTAATTTGTAACTCTTCTGGATGATCTAACTCACCCATTACAG